AGTATAGGTCATGCAATAGAAGATGAGTGTCAAATGAGACATTATGAAGAAAACGCTCCTGGTTTATTAAATAAATTGAAAGAGAATTACTGGCATAGAGCATGTGGTACACAGCAAAAGTTAGTAATAATAAGGACGTTAATGAATCGTTATGATGTTAAAACCTGGACACCATGGAGTAGACCTGTTCGTATTAAATTAGGAAGTTGGTTACTAGACTGTATATGTGAGTCAAGTCAATGGTTCCATAAACAAACGATTAGAGAAGGTCGTAAGACTGTTGTCTATATCGTCCCTACTCCCGAGTTTATGGACATTAAAGATGACGTGATGGCTAATGCAGAATTGTTTAGTCCCTTAGCTTGGCCTATGTTAGTTACACCAAGGGATTGGACGAATGAGAATCCAGGTGGATATCTACTAAATGAGGTCATGAAAGGACATGAATTAGTAAGGCATTCTGGTTCCGCACGTATACAGGGAGAGATACCATTAGCATTCCTTAACAAAATACAAAAGGTAGCTTACCGCTTGAATCCATTCACGGTGAGAGTAGCTGAAGTGTTACAAAAGCAACACATTAGCGTTGGTAAATTCCTCCCGATTATTGATTACGACTTACCACCAAAGCCAGTTGACATTGCAATTAATAAAGAAGCAAGGAAGGCTTACCGCAGAGGTGCGGCTGAAGTAATGAATAAGAGAGCAGCAGAGTTCAAGAGATCCTGCCGCACAAGAATGACAATGGAAGCAGTTCAACGTTTTAAGAATCGTGAAAGGTTTTATATACCTTGGTCTTTTGATTATAGGGGGAGAGCTTACCCGATTCCTGGATTTCTTACAGTACAGGATACGGATTTTGGAAAGTCATTGCTCATCGCAGCTGACGAAGCTTATAGCACAGAATCTGGAGAAAAATGGCTCGCCTTCCAAGTAGCTACGACATACGGTTTAGATAAATCAACTATGTCTGAACGATTGGACTGGGTTAAAAATAATATACCGCTGATTACTAGAGTAGCCACTACTCCTATTGAGAGTATTGGTGACTGGGAGGCAGCGGAAGAACCGTGGCAATTTTTATCTTCGTGTGAGGAGTACTATTCGGTAGTAACTAAACGTACCAGACAACACACAAGATTATTTGTTGCCACAGATGCAACATGCAGTGGTTTACAGATCCTCGCAGGATTAGCGAGAGACCGAAAGACAGCACAACTCGTCAATGTGTTGCCTTCTGATAGACCGCAAGACGCATATAAGGTAGTAGCTGAGTGTGCTCTACCTCATATACCACATAAGCTACACTCTGTATGGTGTAGGAAGGCGGTCAAAAGAACCGTCATGACTATACCTTACAATGCAAAACCTTTCTCTAATAGATCCTACATTAAGGATGCATTAAAGGAGAAGGGTGTAGAGATAGATAAAGATGATCTAACAATCACAGTCAAGGCGGTTAGAGATGCTATGCATGAAATAGTACCTGGCCCAATGAGTGTTATGAAATGGATTGAGACTGAGGTAGGTAAAGCCATTAAACGTGGTGTAGAGGAATTAGAATGGGTTACTCCTTCAGGGTTCGTAGTGAAACAACGCATCATGAAGAAGCATATAGACCGTATAACATTACAGTTATTAGGTCGTTGTGATATCTCTGTAGCTAGTAATAGCAATGAGGTAGACTTATCCAGACATAAAGCCGCTACTGCACCTAATCTTATTCACAGTCTTGATGCATCATTACTACATCTCAGCACTATTAGGTTTGATAAGCCTATAGCATTGATCCATGACAGCGTTCTCACACGTTCGGTTGACATGGACGAATTATCGACTATAATAAGGGAAACGTACATGCATTTGTTTGCTGAGCGTGATTACCTTACAGACTTTGCCTCACAGATAGGGGCAGAGACTAAACCACCGATTATAGGTGACTTACAACCTGAATCGGTAATTGATTCAACTTATTTTTTCTGTTAAATGTTTTCACTATTTGATTACGCATTTGCACCAACAAGAATAGTCGTTGTCTCTGAAGAGAGATTACAGGCTGCTGAAAGAGAGGCAAAGCTAGAACGATTAAAACAGGTAGATGATAGGCTCAAAGAGCTTAGAGAATACCGTCAATCATTAGCTAAAGAGTTAGCTCCTGCTAAAGAGGAGGCTAATACAGATGCCTAAGAATACACACGTTACTGACGTTGTTACATTGGAAGGATTCCAAGCTATACTAGAACCTGGTAAGTTTGGTTATTCCTTATCGGCTGTTGTTGGTGATGAACTCATTGACGAGCTAGAAACTGAGAGGACAGAGGTACTTAAGTGGGCCGAGTCTAAGCTCAAAAACCCTAAAAGAGCTACACTAAAACCAACACCCTGGGAAGAAGTAGCTAAAGGGAAACATAAAATTAAATTCTCCTGGGGAGAAGACAAAAGACCTCCTGTAGTTGATACAGAAGGCTCACCTGTTACAGATACTAAGACACCGCTTTATGGAGGATCTCAAGTTAAACTTGGCTTCTATCAGAAACCTTATATCCTTAGAGATGGAATTACCTATGGTAGTAGCCTTAAGTTGGTTGGTGTTCAGGTTGTATCAGTAAATTCTGATTCAGCAGGGATATCATCTGATGACCTAAGTGAATCACAAGTAGCTGATTTATTTGGTAAGACATCTGGATTTAAGTCAGGAGAAGCCCCACCTACACCTGAAAATAATGTCGAAGACGAAGACTTCTGATCATATGGAATGGGCTCAGAAAGCCTATGATAAGTTAAAGAAAAAGAAGGAACCTAAGTTCCGATCTAAGCTTGAAGAAAAGGTAGCAACTTTATTAACAGAATTAGGAGTATCTTATGAATACGAATCGACTCAAGTTCCTTACGTTATCCAGCATAATTATACTCCTGATTTCCTACTCCCAAATCACGTCTACTTGGAAACAAAAGGATACTGGGACGCAGCAGATAGACGTAAAGTGCTTGCCGTCAAGCGTGATAACCCACTTATCGACTTAAGGATGGTATTTCAATCACCTTATAATACTATATCTAAGAAATCTAAAACTACATATGCACAGTGGTGTGACAAACATGACATACCATGGACTGCATATCACGAAATACCACTCGAATGGTTAATCTAAACGAAAATGAATTCGTAAGACATGAGAGTTGTAATAATTGTGGGTCATCAGATGCAAATAGCTTGTACTCTGATGGCTCCTACTACTGCTTTTCATGCAGAACTTACACACCCGCAGAGGGTATAAATCTTAATTCACAGTCAACCCGTAAAATGTCTAATGTCGAGCTCAAAGGATACGCACAAGAACTCAGAAAGCGAAGGCTCTCTGTCGGAACTTGCGAAAAGTTTAGAATTTACAGAGACGGAGACACTCTACGCTTCCCATATCACACAAGCGATGGAGCTCTTGTTGGGATCAAAGTAAAAACAAAGAGAAAGGAGTTTAAATATGAAGGAGTTTCCACTGATACCCTATTTGGTCAGCAT